GTGATGTTTCAGATGAGAAGATTGATTCTTTTCTGGAGCAAATCTATGACGGCAATACTGAAAATGCACGTTCAGTCTTAAAGGACATCCTGAAAGGGCGGCAACAGCCTACCCTTGATCCAAATGAACTTACTGCTCGCGCCAAACAGGAAGCCATCATGGAGTTTGAGCAACGTATTAAAAAGAAAGAATACGATAGCTCAGTAAGTAACGGTGTTGCATGGCTTAGTGAGTCGCACCCTGAGGTTATGAGTGATCCAATGCTATATCAATTTGTTGATACGCAGACGATACGCATTGCTCAGGAAGAACCTAACCTGACACCAGAGCAAGTTATCAAGAAAGCGACACAGGTTGTATTAGATAAATTTGGAAATCAATCAACATCAAGTCGAGATAGCAATAAAGCTCAACTTAAAGCGCAGCCCAAGCGTCAAGCTGGTACGCGATATGTTCAGCCGCAAAAGGAAGTTATTGATAACTCACCTGCTGCTGTTATCGCTCGTCAGAAGGCAGCAAGGAATGCAAATAGACGTTCTGTTTAATAGAGAAAAAGGAATTTAATTATGGCAGGTCAATTATGGTCGGCTGCTAACGGTTACTTAGCAACGCCAACACTATCAGAAGCACTACGCAATAGCGTACAACCAATCTCACGTTTCATGCAGTTTTGTGACGTTGAAGCCGCTATCGGCAAAAACAACGGTGAGCAATACACATGGAATATTTACAGTGATGTAGCTGACACTAGCACAGACACAACAGGTATTAGTGAAAATGCACCAATGCCAGAAAGTAACTTTAACGTTACTCAAGGCTCTTTAACAGTTAAAGAGTTTGGCTTGGCTGTTCCATACAGCGGTAAGTACGATGATTTATCTGAACAACCAGTGAAAGAAATCATCAACAAATCGTTGAAAAACCATGCTGCTCGTACACTTGATAAAGTGGCTGCTGCTCAATTTGACGCGTCAATTTTGACAGCAACATCAACATCTGCAACAGCGTTCACATTGCAAGATAATGGCGCTTTCTCAGGTGTTGCGACTCACGCATTATCAAAAGCGCATATTCGCGCTATTGGTGTGGAAATGGAAGAACGCAACATTCCAACTTATGACGGTGAAAACTATGTTTCCGTTATGCGCCCTGCTACTTTCGATCCTATCGGACTGGAATTAGAAGGTGTTCATCAATATACCGCTGAAGGCTGGAATATGATCATGAACGGTGAAAAAGGTCGTTATAACGGCTTCCGTTTTGTGAATCAAACCAACGTAGCAAGCAAAGGCTGGACTAACACTGATGCTGCTTACTTCTTCGGTGCTGATACGGTAACAGAAGCAGTAGCATGTCCATTAGAACTACGCGGCAAAATTGCTGACGATTACGGTCGTGGCAAAGGTATCGCGTGGTACTACTTGGGTAACTTCGGTATTACTCACGCTGATACAACTTCTGCTGAAACGAAAGCACAAGCTCGTATCATCCGCTGGGGTTCAACTAGCTAGATGTATAGCCCTGCTTCGGTGGGGCTATCCGTTTACTTATTTAAAAGGAATTTATTATGAGTTATTCAAATCCGGTAACAGCGGTATATCGTTTTCCTGCTGCTGTATTGTCATCTGCTGCTGTAGTTGGTCGCATTGTTTCACCTTCTGGCATGGCTGGTCGTATCGTTGATGTGTCTTATGTGATCACAACAGCAACAACGGTTGCGGCTTCTGTCTTATCTGTTGGTGTAAGCGGCACACCTGCTGAGTTCGGCACATTGTCTGTGCCTGTTGCCTCTGCTAATGCAGGCGGTAACGGTGCAACATTAGTTCAGAATCACCAGATTGACGCTGGCGAAGTGGTGGAAATCTCTACTGATGGCGGCTCTACTGCTGGTGCGGCTGATTTATTGGTCACAGTGGCTTGGTTTTAATTAAAGGAGAAAAACCATGAGTTTAGAAACTGGTACAACTAGCAATGAAAAATTCGATCCCAAAGGTCAGTCGCCGGCACAGGGCAGCAAAACACAACGCCCAACGCAAAACGGCATGATCGGCGGCAAGAAAAAAT